ACATAGTGCGCACTTTCATAAGTACACGCCCCAATTCTGTGAAAGCCATGTGGCCATAGTTGCTCTAATTCGGGTGATATATATAGCTCGTTACCTAGTTTTTTTTCCCATAGAACTTTGTCTGGAAAGTCATACCCGAATATTATTGCATGGTAATGGGGGCGTTTGTTTTCGTCACCGTATTCTCCGCAATGAAAAAATTTAATGTTTTTTCCTATTTTTTTGCGAAGACGTTTCAAAAATGATTGAAACTCGGTGACATCCAGAGACCAGGGGCGAGGGCGCTGCTCTAAAGTCTCTGGGTTTATTGTTAAGGTGATAAAGCAGTTGTGTTCATGCATTTGGGCTTCGTGCATGCATCTAATAGCCCATTCTCTACTGTGTTGCAGTCTGCAACCCCAGCATTGACCACATGGAAGATTAAAACCCTTTGCAAAAGCAAAGGGTTTATTGAATACCACTTTGCCGTCGCATTTATAGGCGAGGAGTGGATGATAGCATGCCATATTATAGCCTTATTCCACCTCGCATGGGCTTAGTGAAGTTATTTGGCTGTACCGCCATAGCTCTTTTCGTGAAGAGTTTTTTGCTCTTGCCCTTTCGCATTTTCTTCCTGTACGCCATCTTCTGTCCTTTCGAATAGTTGTAACCAAACTTCGCCTTTTTCGTTTGGTATGGGATAGGTATCCAGTTTCATACTGAACTTCTCATTTCGTTGGAATGCCATTCCAACATTTATCCATTTTGTCCGATCTCCGGACTTCTTAGCTTGCACTATATTATAGTTTACATTGTACACCTTAACCTCCTTTGGTGTCAGTAGGCCCAGTTAACATCAAGCAGGTAACTGGGCCTGCGAATCCTTACTCCCCCTCTTCAGAGGGAGCGGGAGGTGCGGATTCGCTTTTGGACGTTGCCTCCACAACGTTTCTAATTGGCGCTGGTGCTTCTTTCAGCCCCAATTTGATCATTTCTTCCGAGTTTTTCGGATCGGTGGCAAATTCAAAAAATAATCCAGCATTATTGTTGAATTGTTGCCGAATGTGACTCGGAAGTGTTGCAAAGCTTTCGTTCGCTTCACGAACCATGTTAAGAGCTTCTGCATACTCATTGATTTCTGAATAATCGCCATATTGCGCTATTCCTTTGTTTACATTTGCAATTAGACCAGTACGGTCATATTGCTTAATTATATTACGTACGTCCGCAGCTGCGGCGTGTGATTGTTGTGTTAGGCTATCGCCTGTAGTTTCGAACCCAGTTCTGGTTCGATCTCCGTATGCGGTTTTAAATTTTACTACTTTGGTCATCTTACACCTATCTTTTCTAAGAATTGTTTGGCTTGTTCGCCAACGGTTCCACCTACTATATCTTGAGTGAGATCTACTAGATCATTTAGAAGGGAAATAAAGTCTTCCCTGGCTAGTCTTCGCATTTTACCGTGTAAAATACCGTGTTGAACTAGCTTAGTTTTTAATGCTCCAGCTAGGGTTCTGTACACTCCAGAAGGTGCTTCGCTTAGATCGCCGCTAAAAGCTGCCTCAAAAGCTCTAAGCACCTTACTTCCAAAAATGTTTTTAACTGTATATTGGATCTCCGGCATTGAAACATTTTCTCTTTCGAGCATGTTTAGGGTTCTTTGCTCAATAGCGGTTTTTGTGTCGATGTTTCTTGTTTGCGCTTGAGCCTGACGTGCTGATGAGACGCTCTGTAATCCCTGGACAGCAGAGGACCCTATGTTACCGGCGGTGTAGCTACCGCCTTGCGGGGTGCTAGCTCCACCTAGTTTTGCTGATAACATGGGATTGATCCCTGCTTTTCGAAGGTCGGCTACTTGCCTTTGATGCGCCGTATTGCTCATGCGCTCTTGAAAAGCGATCTGTTTAGCAGTTGACCTGGCAGTTTCTTTGTTAGCAGCGTATTGACCACCGGCACCAATTAATGCCCCGGCAACGGGTCCCCAAAAACTTGCTAGTGGTGCTCCAAATCCAAGCATTACATACACTCCGGTGTTACGAGTAAAAGTGCTTCGCTAACAGCACAAACGACATCAGCCCAAGGACCATAGTGATGAGCAGTAAGCCAAGTGACAGCCGCACCAAGTAGGGCAGGCAAAGCATACTTACGAGCAACCCCAATAATAATGGTCCAGCGGAGTCCATTCATTTTAGAAATGATCGATTAGACCAGGCACGCTGTATACCGGCATTGGTCGGGTTGTTTTAAGGTCAAAGTACCAATCCCAGAGAAACTCTGGCTCAGTTGTCACCGCTATTACGCGGTCCACTGGAGGGTTTTCTTCTATAAAGGAAGCGTTAAGGCTAGGAAGCGCAGTGAAATCTTGCGCCAAGTGCCATACATCGAGGCTTCCAGTTGCGTTACTACGCATTTTTCCAGTGATCTGACTTGGTTTATATCTGTATTCTGCAAACCTTTCCTGATAACCAAAGGTTTGCGTGTCAGCTGAGGTACCTTGTGTGTAAATTTCCTGATTAAGCACCGCTTGTTCGCCTAAATGAGCGAGGGCTGGCCAATAGAAGTCCCAACGGTCACGTCGTGACCACATACGGTTCATACCTTGTTGATAAGTTAAATCTGCAAATACGCATGCCATGCCGATTAAAACGCCATGTTCTACAAACGATTTGCTAAAGCCGCCACGGCTGCTTAGTGTGCCGAGAGCGGATAGGTTACCTTGTGGTGATGTTGAATCTGTTGAACTAGTTTGCGGTACTGGTTGCATCATTAGTTCTGTTTTTTGTCCACCGAGATATTCCGGACGTTGTAGCCGGGCATCGGGTGAGGTTACTCCAAAGTGTGATTGAAGAATTTCTGTGTATCTTGTGCCGCCACGTGCGTCACGCTCATAAAGTCTTTGAATCTGAAACGCTTCGCGTAGTTCGTTAATTGTTGCGGCTGTTGCGTCTGCTAAAGACGCGTAAATACCGCCGCTTTCGTATAATACTGATCCATCTGGCTGTGTTACCGGAGTTTCTGATGTTCCTACTGAATTATATCCAGAAAGAACAGGATAGCTATCGGCACCGACTGGTGCATCTCCGCCCAGTGGCAGAGTTACGGCATCGCCTTTTTGTGGCCATGGTAGGCAGCTGGTATAGTAATCGTGGCGTTTGCCACGTTTTTGAATTGTATAATCTGTATAGGTGTCAGGACCATCGTCCTTATCTACTACAATACTGTTTTGTAGGTTTTCGTCCCGAAACCATTCATTCCAAATTAAATTGTAAGCGCGTCCATGCAGGTTGTTAAAATCTATACCTGCAATTTTGGTGGGCAGCCCCATGTAATCATAAAGGGACTGCTCTGCTACTGTTGCGCCTGTTATCTGTGGAATTAGAAAGTCGGTTGAATCGCCCGGATCGTCTTGTGCGCCATTAAACTTTTCCCAGTTGTTCCAAATAAGACGGTTTGGAACAAAGAAAAAGAATGTTTCTACGTACATGTTATCCATTATCGGATAAATAGGTGTTGATAGACGGCCGAATCCGGTTGCGTTCATTTGAAACGTATCGCCTGGTAGAACTTCGTCTACATATATCGGAACCAAATCCCCCGAGTTGAAGGTTGTTTTAAGACCGTGAACACGGTTAAAGGTACTACGTTGAATATCTGCCTGTGGAACACGGCTAAATTCATGGGTAAGTGTAGTGGGGAGAGTCCCCATTGGTCCGCCTAGCATTGTTTATTCTCCTAGCGTTTCGAATTCTATGATTTTACTTGGTTTGTCTTCACCGGTAATTTCACCGGTTGTTTCGTCAAAAGCACCTAGCCTGAATAGCGAAAAATCGCTTGGGTGTTTTGCGAATGCATGATCTTTATTGTTAATCACTGTGTCCTGGACAGCTCTTATTGCTGTTCCGTCTTTAATTTCTAAAAAAGGTTGTGAATACATTTCTGCTTTTCTGTCGAATACTGCGTAATAAACTTTTTTCATTTCCATCTCCCGTGAAATAATATTGCGGGAGAATTTTACGCATAATATACAATAGACGTCAATAATTTATTTAAGGGTTTGTTTAAACTCATGTTAGCCTGTAAATAATTCACCTGGTGACATTTTACAGGTTTCGAACTAAACGTTCGAGTTTTTTTATTTTTATTTCTTCTGACACCCAGAGGTCATCCATCGCTTTATTGTACTCAATAATAGTCTCTGGGGACTGTTCGCGCCGTTTTTCCTTGAGCTGCGCGAAGTAATCGGGATCGTATTTTTCCAGTTCCTTATCATAATATCTGGGAACTTTCATTTTTAGCCCATCGTGTATTATGTAATCGTGTCGATGGGCATCAGACCATCCGTATTTCCAATACCATTGGTTTCCAATACCGTTATGTGGTCTTTGTTTGTTTCCGCGTGACATAGTCGCGTATTGATTATCGAGATCGTATTCGATCTCACCCGTTTCAGGGTTTATGTATTGCTCAGGGGAGCCCTCCCCTTTCGCTCTTTTCATGA